CGTCCGTTCTCGCAGCGCACCTCGCCCGCGTTGAAGTAGGCGTACCCGGACGGCGAACGCGGCGGCTGAACACAGACCCCGGTTCGGCCGGTGTGGCAGGAGTCCCAGGCGGCGATATGCCCGAACACCTCCCCCGAGTCCGTCACGGTCAGCGCGACCGGCTGGTTCGGCTCTTTGCGGTAGAACCACGACTCCGGCGGTATGGCGGGGGTCATCCCTGCCGCCGAAGCCGTGAGCGGGCCGATCAGGATCTCGAGCGGGGCGGTCACCCGCAAGACCCTCTGGCCCGATGCGGTCACAGCGATCCTCGCGTCCGCGAACGCCGGAGTGGGGCAGACGGTGGCGGCCATGATCGTCGCGTCCCTGACGGCCATCTGCAACTCGCCGAAGTAGGCGCGCTCCATGTCGGCCTCGTCCATCTCGTCCGGCTCGATCAGATCCCCGGTCTCGGGGTCGCGGAAGGCGTAGTCGTTGATCGCGAGGTCAACGGACACGCCGCGCACGGTCTCGTCGGCGACTAGCCTCGCGACCTCGGCGCCGTTCTCGCCTGCGCTGTCGAACACGCCTGTGCCGACGATCGCGGTCATCCCGTCGCGCTGCTCTTTCGCCATCGTGTCGATCCGGCCCGCGACGAACGCTCCCTCGTGTCCGCCTTCGGACGTGACGGTCATCGCCATCAGCGTCAACGGAAGATCACGCCACGAGAGAGCGCCCGGGAGGATGTAGCGGCCGTCCTCGGTCGCCATCCCCTCGAACGCGAGGTCTGAGCTCCACGCGACCGGGGCGGCCTGCGCCTCGTTCACAGTGATCGTGACAGCGGCGGTAAGACCCTTCGCTCCGCGCGCACCGGACGATGCTCGTGCGACTGCTGCTCCGAGTCCCTTCATCGCTCCTCCTTCGGTTGCGCTCGCGGTCAGCGAGTCGCTGTAGATCACCGTGCAGCGGCAGTTGATCGTCTCCCCGTCCGACGCGGCCGGGTCACCGGGGTAGTCGAGGCTCTCCCCCCCGACGGTGAACGGCTGGTCAACCGGGACGGTCTGTCCGTCCGCGCCCATGTGCTCCGGCCGCACCTTCTCGTCGCCTGCCGTGAGCCACGTCTTGTAGCCGAGCCCTGCCTGCCTCGCCGCGGCGACCGAGCCGCCGTTCGACAGCGAGTTCAGGTCGGTGCGGGCCAGCATCTTCGCCTGCCAGTCCGCCGCGTCCGCGATGTCGGCCTGGATCAGCTTCGCCGTGTCGTCGACGGACAGCCCGTCGGCGTAACCCTGCGCGACGGCTTTGACGAGGACGGGCTGGATCGCCTCGCCGAGCGCCTCTCCCGCACGCGCCCCGGCCTTCGACAGGAGGTCGGCGGTGATCGGGTGGGTGATGTCGAACGAGATCCCGAGCCGCTGTAGCGCCGGCTCCTGCACATCCCGCACGACCTTCGTGTACACCCGCGTGAACCGTTCCCTGATCCTTGCCGCGTTGGTGATGAACCCGAGGATGGTTCCGGCTGGCGGCGGCTGCCAGTCCGGCGACGCGGACGCGGTCAGCGACCTGAAGTCGCGGGCGGCCTCCCTGGATGCTTCGCGGATCAGGCGGGCGTAGGCGCGCTCGAGGGCGGGTAGGTGCTGCTCGGCTTTGCGGCGGCCGAGGGCGACACGGCGGTTGAAGCCTGCGACGTTCACGGGTGTCATTGTTTCGGTCACGGAGTCGAGATTCGCGGGTCGTCTACGCGAACACCGCAGGCAAAGGCGTGGGGGCAGAGACGTAGATCACCCGGACGATCATCGGCCCGCCTGGTGTGACCGGGGGAACAGCAATCGTCGTCGTGATCGTCACTGTGATCGTGGCTTCGCTCGGATCGGTGGCGTTGAAGTTATCGAACAGGTAGGCGTGGGCGAAAAACACGGTCTCCGCAGCGGATACGGGCGTAAATGCCCCCCCGCCTTTCACATCCTGCGCCGAGATAAGAGATCCGATCGCTGTATCGGAAACGTCGAGAACCGCCGTGTCGGCGGCCCAATCGAAATCTCCCGTCGTCCACCATTGAATGTCGACGATGTAGCTGCTCGCGGGGAGCGTGAGTGGCGGAGCGGTGTACACACCGGCCGTGGCCTGCTCGGTGAACAGGTAATCCACCACGCTTACTCCTGTCTGCGAACCGCCGCTGGCCGCCCGTTCCGGCTCGGTCTTCCAGGGCCCCGTCCCACCGGCTGATCTCCGAACGATGTCGATGTCAGGCATGTCTTCCTTTCACGCGACGGCTTTTGCGACGACCGCTGCGAACCCGGTCGGCAGCGCGGGCGGCTCCGGCTCGTACAGGGTGCGGAGTGCATGGTTCTCCATCAGCTTCCCGATCTCGCGCGGCCAGTCACCGCCGACCCAGCGGGCGAGCGCAGCCGCGAGCTCGTCGCCTGCTCCCGAGACGAGCGCGGCTTCGGAGGTGTGGCCGTTGATCACGTCGCGCACCGTCTCCGACCCGAGCGCGGATGCGACCAACGCCGGCCTGACATTCTCGATCGCAGTGCGGCAGTCGGCGCAACCCTTCGACCTGGAGATCAGCCGCGACCCGGCAAGGGTACGGGCGCGTTCGACGTACAGCTCGGCTGCGCCCATGATCCGGGCCGCTCGGAGCGCCGACGCGGTGACGGCGTCTACGGGGTTGCCGTTCGATTCGGGCACGTCCTCGTTCACGTCCGCCCCGGTGCCTCCGTCGTTCGGGCCGGTCTGTCCTTCGCCTGCGACTGCTTCCGGCCCGAACTCCTGCGCGGCCGTCCTTCCCCGGAGCGCGAGCAGGAGCGCGATGTCGTCCTCGGACGGTGCGTCCTGGTCGTTCGCGCCGATCTTCTCGCGGTAGTAGACGCTCGAGACGGCGCCGTCGTTGAAAGCGTCGCGGGCGGTCTTCGTCTCGTCGGAGTGGACGATCGCCTTGGACGGGTCGAAGTCGAGCACCACGTTCTGCCAGTCCGCGAACCCCGCGGCGCGGGCGGCGGGACGGAGGTAGGCGGCGGCCATGTCGTCGCAGAACTTCTGCATCGCCGGCCCCTGATGCTGACGGAACGCCTGCTCGTCCACGAGCCACCCGCTCCAGTGGTTGAGTTGCCCGACTCCGGTCATCAGTTCGACGGGCCAGTCGAGGCCGACCGCGATCCGCTTGATCGTTTTCTCCCACATCTCGGCTTCGGTGTACTGGTTGTCGGGGCCGAGCGGGATCCAACCCATCAGATCCTTCGCCGCCGACGCCGACGTGTGGCCTTCGTTCTCGATCAGGGCTTTCGCACGGATGATCAGAGGCGCCATCGCGGACGCCGACCCGGGATCCTTGATCGCGGTGACGAGTCCGGATGTGAACTCCTCGATGAACGGATCCGTCTCGGGATCCTCGTCCCCGGCGTCTGTGTCTTGCGGGCCGAAGTCGAACTCTTCCGGCATGAAGATCGCGCCACGGTTCGCCGCCCGCGACTGGCTCTGAGCGTTCGCCGCGAGCGTCAGCATCGTCAGCAGCTGGTACAGGTCGATGACCGCGCGAACGGGAGAGTCAGCCCACTGCGAGTACGTCGGGTGTTTCCGCCACAGCCTCCACACCCGCGCCTCACCCTCCGAGAGCGTCTGCCCGTCGGGCGCCTCGCGGTACGTCACGGGATCCAGCCCTGGTGCGGGGAACCGCTGGAAGCCGGCGCCGTCGGGGAGGATGCGAAGCTCGAGCGGCGACAGGAACTCCCACTGCTCCTCGCCGTCCTCGCCCAACGTGACAGTGAGCCGGCCGTCGCCGACCAGCCACATCAGCCGCCCGTATGACCCTTTCAGCTCGCCGATGCCGCCGCCGCCGGGATCCTGAACCTGCTCCCACAGATCGACGAGGAGGGGATCCTCGGACTGCTGTGGGTTTCCTTCCTCGTCGAGAACGGCGGGGAACACGTCGATCATCTGGAACGACCGGGAGTAGAACTGCGCCGGGTAATGGCATTCGCCCAACGTATCGTAGAAGCCGAGCGCGGCGGCCTGCCAGCCCTGGTTCAGCCTGACGAGCTCCGAGGCGCTCTTGCGGTTGACTTGTTCGGCGGATGCGGTGAGGGCGGGCCGGTGGAGAACGGCGCGGCGTGTGGACGCTCTGCGCCGTCCGAGGTTCACGTTGCGGCCTGCTCGCCGTTCCAGACGGCGGGGCCGCTAGGAGGCCCGGACGCTTCCGGCTTCGGCTTCGCGACCGGCCTCGGTCTCTTCTTTCCACAACCGCACGCCATCAGCCAACCTCCCGTAGTTGCAAGCTAGTAAACCACCCTGCGAACGTTTCCGCTAATCCGTTAGAGCATCCGCGATTAGTTGCAGCGTCCCGACGGCGGCGGACACCGCGAACGGAACCGCGACGATCACCGTCCAGAGCGGCTCGACCCAGAACGCGGCGACCCATGCGAGCGCGACCCAGAACCCGGCGCACCACGGGCACTCCGTGAACGTTTCGCGCCACTCGTGCCCTTCGATGTAGCGGGCGCGTAGCGGCTCGGTGATGGTGTCCTCGGCGAGCAGCTTCCAGGTGCGCCACGCGGCGAGAGCGACGAGCGCGAACTCCCACGGGTCGATCACGCGGTCACGGCTTCTCGCCGAATGCGTTTGAGCAGCGCCGCCCGGTCGATCCCTTCGGGCCACCGCCGCCGAGACATCCGCACTCGCCTGTCAGTCCACATGATCGAGTCGAGGTGCGCCCGGTTGTGAAACCTGCCGCCGTCATGCTCCACATACCGCGCGTACCTCGCGGCCCGGTCGGCTTCGCAGGCCCACCCGAAATGCAGCAGGCCGGAGCCGGACGGGATCGGCCGTACCCGCCGCACCGCCGCAGGTTCGCGCCCGCATGCGAGCTGACGCATCGGAACCTGCCACGCCCCCGTCGTGCCTTGCCGCGGTGAGGGTGCGCGCCACAGAATCGGGATGCCGCGCTCCTGCGCCTTCCAGCCGCCGTCCTGCCGGATCCACAGCGAGCGCTCGTCAGCATTCCAGACCTCCTCGAGTCCGAGCGACCACGATCCCCGGCCGGCGTTCGCCTCGCACGCGGCACGGATCGCGGTGCCGTTCGTCACGAATTCGTCCGCGTCAACGCTGAGGACGTGGGTCGGCTTCGCCTGGAACGTCCACTGCAGCAGCGCGTTCCTCGCGGCGCCCTCATGCTCGAACATCGGCGACGCCGTCGAGTCGGCGACCGTCACGCGGTCTTGCTCGCGTAGCCACTCGTCGGAGCCGTCCGTCGAGTGGTCGTTCAGGACGCGCACCTCGTCCACGAACGCGAGCAGCGAGGCGATGCAGGGGCGCAGAAACCTGTCGAGCTCGTTCCTGATGATCAGCGACGCGACGAGGTTCACGGCACGGTCTCCAGTGCTGGCGCCGGGATCCACGACCACCAGTCCGCCGACGCCGCATCGTACGGCGGCCACGCCCGCGCCCAACCCTTCGACACGTAGTAGTCCGCCAACGTTCGCCACGGCTCCTCCGGGATCAGGTCGAGCTGCACGACCGGGAGGTCGGGGGTGATCCATCCGCGCGGCGGGTTGTGACGGTGCTGCCACTCCGTGAACCCGAAGCGGCCGTGCGACCACAGGTCGGGGTGGCGGCGAAACGCGGAGGTTCGGAACAGGCCGACGCCACCGATGTTCGACGCGGGCACGTAATGGTGCAGACCGTCAAGGATCGAGTTCCCCGTCCACCCGGCCGCAAGTCCGAGCAGATCGACGGGTTCTCGGCCCATGAGGTGAAGGCAGGGCGCCAGCCAATGCTCGGGTACCGCGATGTCGTTGTCGATCTTCGCGAACACGTCGCAGTCCGTCCGCCCGAGGTAGCCGATCATCACCTCCACCGGGGATCCGTGCTTCGTCTGCC